ATCCAAACGCCAACACTAAAATGGTGACTTGATCGGCACAGCTGGGCCTGTTGTTGTCGGCAACTCAGGCATCGCCTCATCAATCTTGGGTGGCAGCATTTTCGTCATGATTTTCGTCATCTCAAGCGTCAATTCGCTCATGTAATACTTCGTCAGCGACGGAATCCGTGTGTAGACCATCACCGACCCGACAACCAATGCTCCGCTCATTAGGAAAGCAGAGAACGACATTGCATTAAAGAGCTTTTGCATGATGACCCCAGATAAAACAAAAGGCCCCCTTTCGGGAGCCTGATGTCGGTCTGTGTGAGAAACCTGAGTCAGTTATAGCTCAGAAGCTCCACTTAGCACCCAGCTTGGTGCCCACAGAGGGATCCTCATCAGCAGTGATGAAGCTCAGCTCGCCATACACACTGAAGCTCTCAGTGGCTTGCACGCTGCCGCCAATCTTGCCAGACAGTTCCATGTCAACATCGCCACCTTCAGGTGAAACGATTGCCGGGCCGCCCTGCAGGTAGAAGCCATAAACGCCATCACCGCCTTCATAGCCAATGTGCAGGTCAGTGGTCGATCCGAGATACCCGTCTTGGTATCCAGCATTGTTTTCAACGTTGGCATAAGGGCCTGCCCAGGCAGCTGAACCAGCGAGAACACCAGAAACAGCGATCACGAGAGGTTTGATCATTGGATAGAAGATCAACGTTTTCCTTGGCCACGGTATCGCTTTCTGCCCCTTTTGGGGCGGCTGTTTGTGCCATTACCTTGCTTCGTCCGTTTGGGTTTACCAACAACAAACTGATTCCCGCTCAGCGATTTCGCCATCAGTATCCGTCAGTTGACTGCAGATTTTGATACTTAAGTGCCAGGCCAGTGAACAAGCCATGCTGCGGATGGCTAATCATGTCGCGACCATCGAGGAAGAACAATTCTTCCAACCACAGGGTTCTTGCCGCCATGGCTTGCACATCAGATGCCCCTGGCTTTGAGGCGATCATTGGATCAGGGCGCTGCATCGGGAAGGCTTAATAAGCAATGTTTCCAAAAACACCCTAATTAACTCCATGTCACGTTTCCTGACCCTGCCGTAAATGTTGTTATTTTGTCGCTCCCGTCCGTTGTAGTTGTGCCAGTAAGTTGACCAGAATCAAAGCTTATAGTTTTGTCACTGGGATACCTGAGAATTACAACACCGGCATTTCCTGCCGCATCACTAGAACCGGCATTAGCGCCACCTCCAGCATTAGCCTGACCAGCCCCGCCAGAGCCATTCGTAATGTTGGCCCCATACGATCCAGTCCGGCCAGAACCGGCACCGCCACCAGCTCTTGTCACACTTGACCCAGTAATTGAAGACGCCAATCCATCGCCACCATTACCTCCGCCGCTGTTGCTGCCAGCGGCTCCAGTACCGCCAGCGCCACCACCGCCGCCAGCCCCATAAGTACCCGTCCCTACACAGTATTGCCCACCGTAAATTGAGCAAAGAATGCCTCCCGTGTCCGACGTAGTTGTGCCGCCTGCGCTCCCACCATCACTGCCCTGATTAGAAGTTCCGGAACCATTACTACCGGCTACTGGGGTGATCATCGGACTAATACCCCATTCATAAGAGCCGCCGCCGCCTGACCCTCCAGTGCTGCCATTACGCGTTCCGCCAGTATCCCCACCACCGGCTCCGCCGCCTGTTGCTGTATGAGTGAAACTTGTGCCGGATGAATCTGTACCGCTAAACACTGAATTAGCGCCATTATTGCGACCAGCAGCACCACCCGCGCCAACTGTCACAGTGTAAGTATTAGCAGTTGTCAAAGTTGGCGTTGACAAACTGCTGGAATTGCCACCGCTTGCTTCACTACCGTATGAATTGATATAGCCACCGGCTCCTCCGCCGCCTGTCATGAAATAGCCGTCATAAGCTTCAGAGCCGCCACCGCCGCCAATAACTAGAAAATCTGCGTCGAATGTTGGCCCAGGCCCTCCCTGCTTCAAAAAACTGAAGCCACCACCAAAGCCAGCAAGACCAACCAGCGGGCTTTCTTTTTTAAAGAAGTTGCTCAACATTTGTCACCCTCAGCTAGTCGCAGAGTAATTAGCAATGACCGTAAATGTCGCAGATGCTGTCTTAATGATTGTGTAATTGTAAATATCAACACCGCTGGAACCTCCGGCACTGGGAGCCGATCCACCCACCCAGTTCTCAGTCACTGCCGCACCATCAATGGTGAGCTGTGCTGAATAACCTGCGGTTGCAGCTGTTGTAATGATCGTGACGGCGATTGATTCGCCATTAGCCATCACGGAGTTAAGGGACGTTGACGAGTCAACCCTGATGTTTGGCGTACTAGTGGTTGTCTCTGCGGTGGTAAACAGATGAACCATCCCATCGGCTAGATCAATGTCCGTGTTGTCGCTTAGCTTGCCAGCCGTAACGTTGGCCTTCTCAATTAACTCGGCATTGTTGAAGTGGATGCCGCCATTCGCCGTTACCTTGAAACGCTCAGTTCCAGCAGTTGCAATCGCAATCTGATCCGCAGCTGGCTGGAATAATCCGGTATTTACATCTCCGTTAAGGATCAACGCCGGGGTAGACGCTGAACCTGCCGTTAGATCAAGCGATTGATTGAAAGTCCAGCAGTCGGTTGAGTTGACCCAAGTGAGTGTCTTGTCAGAAGCGCCCTTCAATGTCAAGCCACCACCATCAGCAGTGGTGTCTGACGGAGTGGCAACACTGCCGATTTCGATGTTTTTGTCATCGACGCTAAGCGTCGTACTGTTCACCGTTGTTGTCGTTCCATCGACGGTGAGATTGCCGCTGACTATTAAGTTCCCAGAAACCGTCCCACCCGCAAGCGGCAAGGCGTTTTCGGTCAAGTTATCGACAGTAACCGTTTTGGTGCTTGTCGTGATTGAATCGACTTTGAGGGTTCCGAAAGCCATGGTTTAGATGATTGCCCAGGTTGCCCCGGAAGGAACAGTTACGGTCACGCCCGCATCAATAGAAACGGGGCCAGCACTAAGAGCATTGTAGTTGCTGGTCAAGGTGTAATTCGTACCAATCACCCGCAAATTTTCTAGAACAGGGCCAGTCGCACCAGTGCTTGCGATGGTGACGCTGCCTCCACCGTTAGTAATTGTGATGCCAGTTCCACTCGTCAGCGTGGCTTTTGTAAGCGTGTTCCCTGTGCTGTTGCCAATCAACAGCTGTCCATCAGTGAAAGAGCTAGAGCCTGTGCCACCACGATCAACCGCAAGTGTTCCGCTAGTAATTGCTGATGCTGCAATAGCGATAGAAACATCAGCCGCAGTCGTTAAGCGGCCTTGTGCATCCACCGTGAACGTGCCGACTTGAGACGCTGAGCCATAACTAGCAGCAGTAACAGTTGTGTTTGCCAGCTTGTCTGCGGTAACAGCATCATCTGCGATGGAAGGAGTCGCAATCGGCGTGCCGTTCCAAATGCCAGTTGCAATCGTGCCAACGCTGGTCAGGCTCGAATTAACAACAGCACTGCCGAGCGTCGTGGCACTCAGAACAGAAGTTCCGGCAATCCTGAACTCTTTGCCGCTTGCGATGTTGACGTGCTCGGAGAAGTCCCAGCTGTCTGTGCTGTTAGTCCAAAGAATCGTGTGATCTGACGATCCTTTAAGTGTTATTCCTCCGCCGTCTGCTGTTGAGTCGGACGGGCTTGAAACGCTGCCAAGTTCAATGTTCTTATCGTCAACCGTCAACGTCGTGCTGTTGACCGTTGTGGTCGTGCCGTTGACCGTTAGGTTTCCGGCGATGGTGACGTTGCTATCAAACGTGCCAACACCAGTAACATCTAAAGTCCCTGCAATATCAATGTTCGTGTCGAGCTTGGCTGAGGTGATTGACCCGTCAGCAATTTCAGAAGTGCCAATGGTCCCTGAAGATGCCGCCGTGATCCGGCCTTGTGCATCAACGGTGATGTCAGCAGTTGTATAAGAGCCTGCCGTTACAGCAGTGTTTGCCAGCTTGTCTGCTGTTATGGCGTCGTTCGCGATGTCCGCCGTTGCAAGCGGATATGCGCTGACCTTAGTTCCGTCGATGTAGCCCAGAGAAGTCCAAGCAGTAGACCCATCCCCAACCTTGATATAGCCAGTGTCGGTCTCATACCCAATTTCACCGGCCAACAGCGTCGGGTTTTGAGTCGTCCAGTTAGCGGCTGTGTCGCGGCGTTGCTGCTGAAACGCAGATAAGTTAATCGTCATGCCGCAAGCCCCGAATTGATGTAATAAGAACGGGCTGGGGAAGCAGAAGCACTGCCCGCGTTGATATTGTAAGCCCGTTCAGGGGTGTTGGGATTTGCGTTCTCACCATCAATGATCAAGTCATCAGTATTGATCGCAACCGTCTCAAGCGCAACAGAGACAGTAAAACGATCAAAAGAAACGTCTTCAATTTCAGGTGGCTCTGAATATCGCCAGGCGTAATCAAGGCCTACGGGAGAAGTTGTGTAATCGCCCCAAATTTCTCCGGGCAAATAAAAGACCTCAAAGCTGCCTTTCCTCGCGATGTAGTGATCCTTGATCAGGATCATGTTCGCTTCCGTCAAATGCGAAAAAGACAGGGACAAAACTTGGCTAACCCGCCGGGCGCCGCGCCTAAAGCCCACCGTCGTCCCGTCAAGGCCCGCTTGAATCGTCGCTGGGACGTTGCCAGGGACATAAGTCCGGGCGGTTGGCGATAGAGAAGGAAACGCGGTCATCTCAAGTCGGCACGGCTAGCAAGTCAATTTGTACGTTAAAACGCCCAATCGCACCAGCAGACTCAATGCTTAACGTATTGGCGTACCGCCACTCGTAATCACTTGAGGCGACTGGCACGGTTGTGTAACCAGACCAAATTTCAGACGGCAAGTCAAAAGGGATCAACCCTCCCTCTTGACCGGCAAAGTGATTAGTGATGGAAGAAATTTGTGATTCGGTGAGCCCGTTGAACTGAAGCGTTAGCGTCTGACCAACTCGTTTCGTCTCACTGCGGAGAAAACGAACGCCAACCCCGTCGGGGCTTTGAAACTGCTCCTGAGGAGCATTGCCTAACCCAAAAACTCTTTGAGTTGGAACAATCGCAGGAAAGTTAGCCATCAGATGGTTGTGAAGCTGCCGTTTAGAACCTCGTCGCAGATTTTACTTACATTTGAACTATCCAAGGGAAAGTGAATTGCCGAGATTGAGGTAGTGCCGTCTGACTCATGGCCGATTGCGGTGATTTGATAGTAATCAGTCTCAGTCCTGTCGTCTCCGACACTGGTGATCCGCTGCCGCTGAACTTTAATAACGTCTAGGATTGACAAGGACGAAGCCACCAACGGCGTTTCAAACGTGATCGTATGCGTCGAATGCTTGCGCTTCGCTAATTCATATTTTGCATATAGGTCGGCGTGTGCAGAGCTGGTGCAGCAATCAGTCATGTCTATTTGCTCGACTGGAACGTCATTAGAAACTGACGAGAACCTGACGGTTCTTGTTTTTTGTAGCCCAATTCTTTCTACTTTGACCTCCCGAAAAGCTACAGAAATCTGTATGTCACGCCGAGATTCGGCCGGGTCATATTGTTTTTGAAACGTCCCAGGCAAAATGTTTGAGTCATTAAACGTTGCGCTTGGGGTCAAGGCCGTGCCATCAATCTGATTGCCTGATGTAATAGGCAGGACCGGCTTGAACGCATATCGCCCATTTTCAGAAACGAATTGCAGCAGGAAAAACGGTGCCATCGTTGAGATGAAGCCAATGATGTTCACTGATTGCTCAATGATGCCGTTAAACAAAGCACCAACGTTCGTATTAAAGGTCGCAAGAGCCTGAAGGTTGCTGGTGTCAATCGGGGACGCAATGTCAGCAGTCGCGCTATTTGAACGACCCATAACAGAGAACAAGTGCATCGCAAGATCGACAAACTGATTGCTTGCACCAGTCGTGCCAGGCGTGCCCGCGCTATACAAAGCAACCTTTACGCCTTGGTCTACATAAACAGAAAGCTGCCGCGTTGAAGTCTTGTACTCTCCTTGATCGTGGTTGCTTTCGTCATAGATGTTTCCCTGAATCTCTAAAAATGTGATGTCAGCGTAATCAGTAAAGTCAAACCCTGAGCCTGGGTTAGTTGGATCAGAAACAGGGCTTGCTGCATACTCAGCGACTTGCCCTCCAAGCGTTCCTGTCGTCGCAGGGTTAGAACTATTTGCTTGGTTGTTTACAGTGCCATTTGTCCATTTTTCATTGACCGGATTGCTCGTTCCGAAGCCCGCATAGACAGCGCTATTGGCAACTTTGGCAAACAGTTCACCTAACACGCCCCCGTTCAGAACAATGCCTCTATCAATCGTGCCAACAGCAAAACCCCCTTGCAATGTTCCCGCCCTGGGTCTTTTGTTAGTTACAAAGGTGTAGGAGGAAGGATCACTGATGCCCAGGCTGCTGAAGAAAGCAGCTGTAACATCTGTTCCGGTCACAGAATCCCAGGCTTGATAATTATCCCCGGTGTGCTCAATAACTGTGTTCGTGGTGTCTCCGCTGCCAATGGTCAAAAACGCGTTGTCCGTAAATGATGATTCAAAATCTCTGCCGTATTGAACGTAATTAGCCTTTTTGACCTCTCCTATGAAGTAGTTTGCGTTAGGATCGCAGAAAATTTTGCCGCTTGTGATCGGGCAACTACTTGGAGATGCCGCCATCGTAGAGGCTGAAGAATAGTATTTATTAATCGTCGCTACTGTTCCAGCCCTTGCCTGTATCTGATCCACGCCGACGTAAGTATTGGTGGCAACAGGAGTGCTGACGATCTCGCCTTGGCTTAAGGGATAAAGGAAGATGCCGACAAAGTTGTATGAGTTTTGCTTTGACAGAGAGGGTTGCAGCCACACGCCGCCAACGCTTCCAACTCTTTTGCAAAAAACAATCGGCACAGTATCGCCAGCCGCTGCCGTTTTCTGCTCTTCCCCTTCAATCTTGATGACCCTAGGCTTTTTGCTGCTAGCTACTGCGTCATCGCTGCGCTGAGCAATGTTGACAAGTTTTGAGGCAGTTTGCTGACGCTTGCGCCGTCGCGCTTTTATCCTTGCACGCTGAGCAAGAGCTTTGTTCCTCTGAATTTGCTTGAGGACGTGCTTAGATAGCTTGGTTTTTCTCTTTATTCTTGGGCCGTAAGTCATATGTTCAGCGGGCCATACTCATTGACAATAATAGCCAACTCCATTGGGCTCACACCAAAATAGCCGCCGAGAACCTCAACCACGGCAGAATCTCCGCTCAACAGTTGATTGCCACTGTCAAGATACGCGTAAGCGCCTTCGTTGATCGTGAGGCTGCAACCCTCACGAGTTACGCCATCAGCGCAAACAACGCGGAAGTTATAGCCAAAAATATCTTCAATCATGGAACGTGCGGGCGGGTTTTGTTTAGCATGTTTGCCGTTATCTTACGAGTAGGAACCTGCGGAGCTGTTTTGTCGATGGACGGATTAACAGTCCAAGACACAGTGGTGTCGTCAATTTGAGCTTCTTCGAGGCTGCCAATGTAACGGCTAACCCTTACTGCGCTTGATGGATCGAAGGCGTCACTGCCTGCGGTTTGTACATACAGGCTTGCGATAACCAAATTGTCTGCCGCCATTGCATCGTCCGTGATGTCAATGATCTCAGCTGTTGCCGCTAATTCAATTTTTAAGTCGTTAATACTTGAAGCGTCTGTTGATCCAAACCCGTTCACATCAAACGCCAAGTAATAGTAAGTCGAGTTTGATGCTGAGTCTGCAGAGCCTAATGTCTGGCCTTCTTGGTAAAAATTTTGCCAATGCTTCGTTGGTGTGCGCACCCCTCCGCTAACAACGCTTGCGCGGTCAGAGTAATACTCAAGAAAACACAGGATGTCGTAGTTGGTAGCCATCAGATGTCCATCCCGGCACGAATCATGCCATCCTGTTGAATTAACTCAAGGGTCTGCTCAATGCCCGCCTGCACTGCTGCAGACATCTCTGATGTCGTGACAAAATTTCGACCATCCATTTGTGTCACAGGTCCGGTCTGAATGCTGACGTTTGCACTTGAAGGCATCGCAACGCCTCCAGCCGCAAAGCCAGGAACAGCACTGATGCCCCGCTTGCCAGCAAGATAATTTGCAGAGAAGCCAGCAGCCTTGCTCTGCGGAATGATGTATTCAGGCTCGCCGCCTTCACCGATAAGGCCAAGGGTTGGCCCTTTTACAACACCGCCCCTGGCAAAGGCTTTGAACGATCCAAGGTTGTAACCACCTGCGGCCTGCTGAACAGTCGTCGTCCTGCTAGAGCTAGATGAAGAGGCTCGTGCTGCCCTTGCGGCATTGAGTTTTCTTTGCTCTCCCGCTGCACGAGCGATTGCGACTGCCGCTGCATCTGCCTCAGTAGCCACGCGAATAAAGTTGCCAGCCGCGTTACCGGCGTTTGTTGAAACTTGGCCTGTAGACGTAGCAAGGTTTCTTGAATTTGTATTGCTATTACCCAACTGAGTAGAAAGCTTATTGGCCTCTTGTTTGCTCATTCCAATTTCATCGCTCACCAATTTCTGTTCAAAGTTTTGCTTAGCTGTAAGTTCTTTCTGCTGCCGTACGGCATCAGCTGCTTTTAATTGCTGCTGTGCGATTTTTCCTTGTGCCCTGATTTGGCCTTCGATAATACGCACGTTTTCCTGCTGCGCTTGTACTGCGTTTTGCGTTTTTTCTAGGATTATCTGCGCCTTTTCAGCACTTTCTGCTTCAGCCGCCGCCAGCTCACCCTTGGCCCTAATAATGTTGGTTTCGACCTCTGCAGTCTGCCTGCGGAACTCCAACCGCTGCTTTTCTGCTTCAATACTGTTCACCGTTTGTTCGTAAGCAATCTGCGCACCCTTGAGCTCATTCTCATAAATCTGCTTTGCAATCTCTAATCTTTCCTTGGCTGAGTCTGCCTGCTCATAGGCACGCTCAAGGATTTGACCCTGCAGCTTGTTAATCTCTGATTCAGCCGTAAGGCGAGCATCAGTGATTTTCACTGAATTGTTATAAGCCTGCTCTTGCGCTAAAACTTTTTTCTTTTCTTGTTCGACCAGGCCAACAGAAGTCTTTAAGGCTTCGATCTTGCGCTTTTGAGCCTCTACCGCTGCATCAACGGCAGGGGGAATATCATTAAAACTTTTTGCCGCTCCGTCAGCCCCAGCTTGGAACTGGCCCACAAGAGGCTGTGTCAGGCCAAGGTGTTCAGCTACTTTCATGATTCCTCTTACCATGAATCCAAATGGGCTGTTTTCTAGTAAAAAGAACAATGCCTCACTGATTTTTGCGATCACTGGTGTGATCAAACTTAAAGCATCAAAAAATGTCTGCGCCCCAACGACAAGAATGTTGCCGATAAGATTGGCTGCCTTTTCTAAATCAACCTTTTCAAATATATTGCGCATGACATCAAGCAAAGGCGCAAAAGCCGCTTGGGCCTTGGGTAAAACTGCATTGGCTAAATTTTGAAAAAAGCTTGTCACTTTCTCTACTCCTTTGCTCAAGGCATCGACGCCCGCAATAATTGCGGGGGCGACAAACCCGCCCAAAGCTTCCATCGCATCTCGCGTGAACTCACCAAGAGTGTCCATCGCACCAGCGAACCCAGTAGCAGCAGCCTCAGCCGCGCCGCCATACTGGCGATCAAGCTCTTTCAAAATAAAAGCTTGTGCTTCTGCGGTTTTGTTGGCTTTAACCATTGCCTTGACCTGTGCTTTCTGTGCGTCTGTAAATCTTGTGCCAGAACGCTGCAGCGCCGTCAGCCCGACATCAGGGGCCTCTAAGGCTTTGGCAACTTGCAGAAGAGTGCTGTTCACGTCTTGATCTAAAACCTGCGCCATATTTGCCGCAGTCTTTGAAACGTCCTCATAACTGCTAACGCCAATGGTCTTGAAGCTCGTCAGCAGTTTGAAGCCCCTTGTGAAGTCTTCCTCATCAAACAATGTGGCTTTGCCAAGCTCATCCGCACTCTTTTTCAGCGATGCCAACGCAGCATTGCCATCAGTAGTCATTCCCTTGATGCCGTTTGCAAGGGCCTGAGTGTCTTTCTGGCGGTCAGAAAACACGGCAATCGAGTCTGTAACCCCTTTAACAGCTGCACCAAAAGCAACAAGCGGTGCAAGGTATGTCGAAAACGTAGTACCTAACAGCTTGAAGCTCTGCCTGGCTGTGCCGGCAGTCTTTGACATTTTGACAAAACGTCCATTCGCATCTCTAAGTTTTCCCTTGCTATCTACAAATGTTTTGTTCAGGTCTTTGGCACTTTTATTGATCTTGGTCAGCGTCACGCTGGCACCGTCTTTGGCGGTTACGTCAATGACAACGGTTCCAGCCACGACATTCCCGCCAGGTTCCGTTAAGTCTACCGCCGCTTAGCTTTCCGGCGCATCTCCTGCTGCTCTTCAGCCTCTACCTCAAACAGCAAGCACCAAAGCTGCAGCTCTTCGCGAGACATCTTGCTTGAAAGCTCAGAAAGCGTGTAGCCCAATTCACGGGCTACACGCATCTGTACCCTCAAAGGCCAATCATCCTTGAAGAGCTTGCTTAGTTTTTTGCCTCATCCTCGGTAACGTTGCCCTCACCAGTGATCAAGGCAACCATCAACCCCTGTAGGTCTTCATCCCGCACTTCGTTCTTGAGTTCAGCAAGTTCGCCAGCCTTAAACATCCGCTGACCGTTTTCATCAGTGGCTTTGTTGACCAAAAGCTGCAAAGCATATTGAGTGGCGTCGTCTGAGTTGGCCTGCTTTTGCGCCCGCTCACGCTCTGCCATCGTCAAAGGCGTTGACCAAAATACAAACTCATCCCCATTGCTCAGGATCACAATACGCTTCACTGGCGTCAGATTTGCAGCTTTCTTGAGACGATCAAGTGCGCGTCCGCTTGCACTGGAAGACATAAAAACCTGTGAACAGTAAACAGATACTACTCATGAAAAAACCCCCAGCGCAAGCCGGGGGCAAACAAACCAACAACAACGGATCAAGTTTTGCTGAGGTCGAAGGTCGGCACAGCAGAAGGTCGGAAAGAAACTTCAATCTGTTGGGCGTCATCTGGGTTGACGGAATAGCTGGCAGAAGTGAGCACAGCTTCCATCGTGATTGAACGGCTTGCCGTTTCATCAACAGAGCCAGACGAAATCACCCGGTCGATATACAGCTTGAACTGCACACCGGTCTGAATCCGCTGGATCACGTCTTCCACCAAGCGGGATGCAATGGTGGTGTCGTCGTCAGTGGTGTAAATGGTGGCGGAACCTTCACCATCAGCAAAGCCGGTGATGTAGGTCTTGAACGGTGCGTTCTGGCCAAGGGTTTGACCAATAGTGGTCACATCAATCTCGTCGCGGGTGATCTCAAATGACCACTCACGAACAGCTCCAACCGCTTGAAACTCAGCGAACTTGATGGTGAACGGTGTCGTGCCATCAGTGCCATCAGAACTCAACGCAAGCTCTGAACCGCCTGCAGTGGCTGAAAACGTGGCGACACCAGTGGAAGCAACGTAAGTCTTGATAAAGACATCGGTGCTGGCAGACAGGCCGCCAGGCAACGTGCCGCCTGAGCCAGTGCCAAAGGAGACCTTATCGTTGGCTTTGAAGTTGAGGTAAGTCCCGACGACAATTTCGTTGTCGGCGTTGGTGACGTTTGATGCGGTAAACGTGCTGTCAGTGCCAGCAGGCTTGTAATAGAGTGCGCCGGACGTACCGGACAGAGTGGTTGCCATAACGTTTGTACGGTAGTTGGCTCAGCTCATTGTACGAACGCATTGAATGTTATGGCTAGCTCTGTTTGAAAAAAGGATTCAGGCGCAGCATCGACAATGGCTGGCCCGTCTGCAGCATCGAAAATGATTTGACTGACGGTCTTGCGGTCGAACAGATCTTTAAGACGTTCGGCCAGCGTGTAGTTGTCGCCAGTGCCAACACCGATTGGGCTAAAAATGCCAATTACGACGATGCCCGCTTGGCGATTGCTGCCCGTTGTAGGCCCGAGCAACGTTGCATAGGCGTTCTCACCAAACCTGATTTGGACTTTGATCCAAGTTGAATTATTGGGCGGCGTGAACGGCACGTTCTCATAACTGACCTGATATGACGGAGATTCCGCCATCTCAGTTGCAATGCGTGCCTCAATGGCAGACCTGATGTCGTTATATGTGCTGCTCATGGCTTGCTAACAATCCTGCTCCACATGCTAGGAATAGCGTTTTGCACGTCCTTGCCAGCAAGCAACGTAGGCCAGTTTTCCTTGAGCCCGAAACGCGAACGGAACCTGCCCTGCCATGAGGGAGGCATGTATTGGCCACCAAAAGTAATGGCCTCGCCGTAGTTCTGCGTCGTATTAACAACCCGCGCGGTTAATCCTTTGTCTACATAAACAGGCGGTTGCCAGTTCGACTTGAAGGTTCCGCCGTTCACTTCTCCAACAGGGCTCAGCTCCACAAGCCTGTCGCGCAACTTTGCGCCCGCTTCACGGACAAGTTCTTGCACCTTCTCTTCGCAGTAGTCACCGATTTGAAGGATCGTGATTTCACGCTTAGCCATCAGCCCCTCAAGATCAGCTCGTAAGTGATCGCCGTGTTGTCTTGCTCAACCGTGTTGACAGAGATGATCTGATAAACAACAGAGCTGATCACAACTCGATCCTTGGTCCCAGGCGCTGTCGCTAGCTCTTCCGCTGAAACGATCAGAAGCTTGTCTTGCGCCTCAATCAGCCCGTTAGCCTCAGACTTTGAAACCGCCTGAACCACACCTTTTACGTTGGTATCACTGACGGTTTCGCCGCTTAGGCCAGTGGTTGTGTTGTACGCCCCGCTGGTGACATAACGGATCGTCACGTCAGCACCAAGCGTCTTCAAGACGTTGGTTGCGACCTTGCCCAGCGAGTCAGCAAGTGCCATCAGACGCGATAAGCAAGGCAGGCGCCGCTGGTCAGCGTAATGCTAGTGACAATCCCAGACAGCTTGGTGTCAGCCACAAAAGTTTCACCGGCCAAGCTATTGCCGGTTGCGTTTTGCACAGTGATTGCACTGATCACCGTGTCTTCTTTGAAGTAAATCAGGCAAAACCGGCCAGTGTGCTCAGCGGTGTCTGAGATGAACTCGAAGCCGCCTTTCAGGTCTCCGTACATGGTCAGCTCCGTTTGATAGCGATGTTGCCTGGTCCGCTAATTCTAAGACCCGTCAAGTACCTTTCAAACATCGGCGGAACGTGATCAGCGCCAACTGCACCAGCCTTGTCAGGCGTGACGCTAATGCTGCCAATGCTGACGCTCTTGTAATCGTTAAAGCCACTCAGGCTGATGCCGTCTGTGTTGTTGTGCAGGTAGACAGCAAGCTCAATCTGTGCGCGCTTGATTTGATCTGGGATCTCTTCGTCAGTGAAGTAATCGTCAGAGATGCGGAAAGGAAAGCCAGTGGCGTACGTGTTGACGTAAGTATCGGGCTTTCGCACGCCAGTACGCGGCCATTGCAATGCTTGCGTATCCGTTGCGCGTGCCCCTAAAAACCTTTCACGATCCAAGCGTTGCGCTGCTGCTGCTAACGCCCGGTTGCGGTTGTCGTCAGTGCCGGTGTCCCACTTGCTGACATCCGTGCTGTTGATCATCGCCTCAACGTAGGCGTCAGCTTGGGCCAGGGTTATGTAGCTGTTGGCGTTTGCGCCGCCCGCTGTTGCGTCGATTGTTACTGCCATCGGGCGTCACAGTAGAAGTCTTTTTGGTCGGCTTTTCAGAAGCGGAGGCCGCCGCTTGTGCAGCAGCCTCACGTTCCTTCATCCGCCTAAAGGCGAAGAGACCCATTAGGAGCTTGCGCCCTTCAGGGCCACAAAGCTCAGCACGATGGCTTCGCTGGCAGTAGAGCCAACGTTGGCCACAGTGATCGCGAACGAACCATCAGCAATGCTGTTGGCTTGGACGAGATAAGAACCGGCAGTACCGGCAGAGCTGTGGTTGACCACAACAACGTCAGTGCTGCTGATTTCGCTGTTCGTCACCGTAAAGGTGGCTTCAGCGGCACCAGCAAGCTCAGCGCCGTTCATGGTGATTTGGCCGGATGCCGCGTTCAGCGTCA